TTTTTTTTTTTTTTTTTTTTTTTGTGATTCTTCCAATTGGCCATGATCAACTTCATTCATTTACTAGGGCATTGCAGGAATAGTACCCTGATGTGAGCTCTTCCCAGGGGGCGCCTATCGCCGTTCTTATGGTTAGACGTAGGACCTTGCTAACTTCTCTCACACATTCTCTATTTTGCAATCTCTTTCAACTAATTGATACAGGGTCTGCCACAACCTTCTCTATCTGTTATGACAGCAAGACATCCATTCTGATAGAGAGTGTCCTATCCCGACTTTCTCGCGAGGGGTTACCACCGAGCGCCGACATAGGATTCATTCTCTTTACACATTAGAGTCATCTTCTAACCCATCTGGCACTACGCCATCATCAAGGATCTGAGCCAACAGACTTCTATCCTCTGGGGTTAATTCTCTACTTACATTTCGCTGCACAGAGCTTTTGGGCTTTGCAACGCTTACATTATCTACTTCATCTTTCTTTTCCTGAGCCTGTCTACGCCCTTTTCTTTGGGGCTTTGGGCTCACCACATCTGCACCACCATCCTTCTGGTAGGCATTCAAATTCTCATTCAACACTTTCATGATAGTCTCAAAACCAGGTAGAGTACTATCAAATCTAACTGCACCTGAATATTGCAGCTCATACACATCTTTGGTGGGTTCATCAGCACCACCAGAATTCTTTTTGACCAATTCTAATTTAGATCCAAAGAAGAAGGCACCAACTGTTGGAGCCAACTCTGCAAGAATGGGGAACTGTGGATCACTAGTTCCAAGTTTTAACATTTCAGAGCCTCCAAAATTCTGATTGGGGCCTCTCTTTCCAAAACACTGCTGCACTGGGCACTGCTTGTTTGGAGTCCTCTTTTGGCGAGGCTTGTTTAAAATTTTCTGCCTGACTTCTTTGGCACTTTGCTTCGTTACTTGCTTGGGCTGGCCGGCATCTTTACCGAGCTTAGCCAAAACAAGAGCAGCAATTTCTTCGGCCATATCAGGTTTTACAGTAGAGGCAGGCTGGCGCTGGTTGGAACTGCTTCTAGCGCGATTATTTGGCCCACGGGATTGTGACCGCGAACCAGATCGGCTAGCAGGTGCAGACCTTCCAGAGCCTTCAACATAAAAGCCCTGAGGCAATACCGTGCCGGGCGCAAACCTAGTAGGAATAGCCTCATGACTGCTTGGGTCCCTTTCGACAATATCAGAGCGGGTATTGGTGTCCGCTTGGCTGTTTGCAACCCAGAAGACACCTTCAATGCTGTCTCCATAACTGGCTCCAGCATGGGGCCCTGTGCCAAGATAGTAAAAATACCATCTGGGCAGTAATTGCTTCTGCTGCCCATCAGGTGTTTTAAAAGAACGGCGGTTGTGTCTATACCAATATCCCTTTTGCTCTGAAGCGGGGATTCCATTGGCAATAGGCACTCCTTGTCCTTCTGCAAACTGAAACTCCTTTCCCTTTTGGAACTGGGTAATGCCAGAAAACCAGGAGTAATGGGGAACCACACTCCCGGAGTTGGGTTGAGTAGTTGCAGTCTGCTTTGGCTGATTCCTTCTGCCTCTATTTTGATTATTTGGTCCACGCTCGGTTTGGTCAGCCCAAGTGGTCTTCTTGAGGATTCCATTACCAGCGCGGTTTACAGAGGAGCTTCTGCCACCGGCATTTTCTTGCCCAGGAACAAAAGACATCCTTAAAGTTTAGATTAGATTCTCAACAATGCGGTGTCCGCGCCACTCGGTTTGTTTGAGGGCAGTCGGTAATTTCCGACCTTGGACTTCACATAAACAGCAAAACCGCTAACACCGTCTACCTTGTCTAAGAATGCGCGCTTATAAGTGCAAAGGTGTGACACCTTAGCAACTGTAACATAAGCGGGCAAGTCAGACAAAGAGAAACCGGTGCCTAGCTTAACACCTTGCATGTAGAGGTGGCCACGAATAATAGTGGCTGTTAGTGTATGGTAATCCTCAATAATGGGTCTAACATACACGGTACCTTTCATATCTATACACATAAGGTTGTTTGTTTCGGGGTTGAAGCTCCACCAGCTACCAGTCCTGATAAACAACCTTATGCTATTAACAAAATACATAATCCAGATTACAATGGACACTATAGTAAACACTATAGAAAATCCAAGATACACATTATTTAGCGCATACACGCAATTGAAAATACACAAAACAATAGTCAGTGGCCACATTAACCACAAGATTATCATTTTCACAACATAAATAAACATGCTACGGCTCGTGTAACCGAACTGTAGTATGATAGTAATAAAGAGTAGTATAATGCCCAACGAGAAGTTCCATTCCTTAAGGAATTGAACTGCCTCGTCGGCCGTCCATTGATAGACGGGCTCTGGGGCCTGAGTAGTACTACTCATAATGTTTAGATTAGATATCATCCACCTCTAATAGGGGCAGTCTCATTTCTTCATTATAATACTTATAAAGCTGCTTACTCCTATCATACAAATAAATAGAAGGGGACAGCACCAAAGTATTACATAAACCGCAAAGTTGAATACAAAGTTTGATAGACGCAAGGAAGGCAACCACAATTATGGTGACCATCAAACACACTGCGAATATAAAAATAATCTGCCCCACATACCATACTGTGTCTGTAAGGAATAAATTAAACATTTCTTTCGAGCTGCGTGGCCCTAAAAAGAATAAAATCAACAGCTTCTTCTACTAACTTGCTAACGGCCTGTTGGACAGTTCTGCCGTAGGCCGTGAAGCTAGTAATAAATTTTTCGTGACCTGGTTTTTCGCAACTTTTTAGGGTAAACTGCGCTGCAAATTTACCCTGGTTGCTACACCAAGCCTTTAAAGGAACTCTACAATAACCAACTCGGGGTTGGCTATAATTAAATTGAAAACAAAAATCTTCTAGGCGAATGACACCAAAGTCCCGCGTGCGGCGTAACCATGCATCACTCACATGCCAAATCCATGTGGCTGTTGGTCTCATATGCCTGGACAATGCCTTAAAAGTATATGGACGACCAGAATTAAGATGAGGTTTAGATTAGTAACATAATCTAGGGTCTTAGGCCCAAATGTACTATAATCAAAACCTCTTGGAGTACCAAGATAAACTCTTGTATAAGAGCTAGTGGGTCTAATTAAAGTATACGTAGTACCATCGAGCGTCGTCGCGCTCGGTGTTACTGGTGTACTTGTAGTATAAGACACAGTGGCTGGCTTGCCAGTCACACGTATGGTATCCTTAACATGAAAAATTTGAACTTGCAATTGCAATAAATAAACTAGGCCAATGCCTAGCATACATGCTACAATAAATGGACCAATAAAGACAGCAGCCAATGTAGCCTTAGGACCAACACGGCCATAGCTATGACTGCCTCTTACGGGGCCAGGTAGCAATGAGAATGCTATAAATTGTTTAGATTTTCTGTCTTTCCAGGAGAGGCTGTGATAGTCAATCCTCATGAGAGGAAATATTATGTATCACAATACTGTCCTGGTGTCCTCCATACTCATCACAACAATTTCCACACTTCTTAAAACAACATGAGCCACAACCTGTGCAGCAACATATAAAGAATAACAACACACAAACAGCTACACCAGCTAATCCAATTAGCAACCAAACATACCAAGGCCATTTCACATACATTTCATATGTGCCAACTTCCTTGAGGTTGATGTAGCTCTCATTTAACTTCTTAATTGCATCCTGAATCCTGTTCATCTCATACGTCAGGTCCAGCAAAGTAACATTTAACTTCTCGAAATCGAGAGATAAATCAGGCGCAATAGACGTCTGATTCTTAAACCATTTATCTAACTCCTCCTTAAAGTCGGGTGGATTAGGTATTGAAGTGTTCAAGAAAACTTCAGGTGCCTTTGTGTAGTTTACTGCGCAACTACTCATAATGACACTGTTTTTATCTGTAATGGGTTCAGGGTAGTAATATGAACTGCCTGTGAACTTCCATTCTCCATCATCTTGAACAAAATATCCAGCTTTAGGTGCTAATCCTCTATCACCAGAAATGCAAAGTCCAGGACTCACATTTGCGGTTGTAAAGGATATTGGCACATAGCTGAAGTGTATAAAATATAAGCCATAAGGCGCATTCTGGACAAGAGATAATATATGATTACCATTGCCACAGAAATTAATACGCGTGGTTTGGCTCTTAACGCACTCATTGACCTTTTCTATGGCCTGAGCAGCACTAACTTTAATAAGCGTACTATCACTAAGTTGCTTGGATATATACGCATTAAGTGCAGTTAACCTGCCATTAATAAGACGATCTATCTGGGCTTTTGCTTCTACAGCCTCAAGCCGAGTTAGAATTTCTTGTAAAGAAGCACTAATAGCACCAAACCTGTTAGAAAGTTGATTTAGTAAGTTATTGAGTGCTTCAGCATTTGCATTAACAACGGACTGGATCTTACCTAAAGCAGAATTGGTTGCATCAAACCCATCCTGGATAGCACCCAGCGCATTGTTAAAAGCACTAGCAATCATCTTTTGGTTCTCACTAAGCACATTCATAGTGACACCTAAACCATTAATTCTATATTGAACACTTAAACTAAATGGCACACCGGCAGCTGCTGACCACGGTGGGAACATAGCTGCCGCAGTAGCACCGGTTGTGTAGCCAGAGATCTGACTCTCTGACAACACAGGAGGTAATACTTTGATGCCATTAAAAGATTGTACACAAAGGAGGTCACGAACTTCTTGACCACCGGTGCAATTATTATAAGCCTCGACAAAGCCAACATCAGATAATTTGACCTTGTCAAATAACAAATCCTCTATAGCAGAACGCCCTCGGATTGCACTAGGTCCATTGCCGTCTTCAGCACATGTTGAACCTATGCATCCAAGTAGAGGACTAAAATTAATGTCATCTATAGGGCCTGAGATGCCGTCTGGCAGTCTCGAGCTTATAGTAACACCCTGCATTAATGCACTAGCAACTTGTAGTTGCATATTATCCAAGAGGTTATTAACCTCATTAAGAATGGCATTAACATTAACACAGAAAGAGCCATACTCAACCAACTGCTGCCTGCATGCAGTGTTATCACCACAGACAAATGCAGCACAATCTATAGTCACCTTTGGAGATCTAGTTTGAATGAACTCCTCATGGTGCCCAATAGTAAAATTGGTTGGTATTTGCATCTCATATAATCCATCAACGGATTGGACACTATCATTAACTAACATCGGAGTGTATGGCTCAAATGTAGTTAACCGATAGCCAGTAGAAACTGATCGGTCAGCCCTGCGTGATTTTGAATAATCAACGCATAAGCCAGCACCCATACGGAGATCACAATTAGGAAGCGCCTCATCCGTGCGGTTATCAGCATTAACAACACAACCCAAATAACTATCAAAGTAATTAAGTGGGTTCTCCTCACGGGAAATATTATTGCTAAAAACATAGCTACAATTTATATTACGATAGAGCAGAGCCGGTTCGGGTGCATCTTTATGAAATGCAGCAGAAACACGGCCACTATAACAGCTCCTTATCGTATAAGTCTTGTTAGTGGTAAGATCACGAAAACCATTCAAATTACCATTAACATCATACAGAAGGGTTTGCCAGCTATTATAATAGTCAGCCTTAACCTCTTTAAAAACACCTTGTCCAGTAATACCGTAGAGGTCATATTTGACACAAATGCCAGTAACCACTTCAGTATTAGGCAACTGCAAATCTGTGGAACATGTGGTACCACTATTAATGCCATTTAACAATATATTAGCAAAAATTTGGCAGCGATCATTAACAAGGCAGGTATCATGTGACCATCCAATAAATGAATTGTTGGCACAGATACAACCCTTATGTGGATCAGCATTGCCACAATTATCTTCTAAAACACCTAAGCCTTCACAATGGTCACCCACATTAACAAAAGCAGACTTAGGCTTAGTCTGAGTAGTGCAAGGGCTAACTATGTCCGGTTGAGCACACGGGCAATAACTAGATCTTACAGTAAAACATTGCTGAGCGTAAACAACGTCATGTTGGTTTTTGCCAAAGACGCCAGCATCATTAAAGCCATACCTCCTATTCCAAGACGAGGGGTTATGGTTGTTTATGGTGACATTATTCTTAGGCAAGGTGTAATGCAGCTGACACGAAGTGGCAGCTGTATCAATCTTATAATTAGCAGTCTGCAGAAATCCAGAGTTACCAAGCTGTAAATCAACTTGCCTACTTCGGGGTACAGCAAACTTATCAACTGAAATACTACCAAAGCACCTGCCATACACTTTGGAAGCATCGATATTATTACAAAACAAACTCTCAGCCTGAACATAACGTAACAGGCTGCTTAAATTAAAATTACAATTCTGAAAAGTCTTACGCTCCCAGTTGAGAGGGGAGGGGACTGACCTAGCAGTAAGCCACTCCTCTATATTACAAGCTGGGAGGTTAGCAACACGCCGGTATACAACTCCAACTGGTTGGACCGTATAACCGGATAACTCATAGACACCAGTGCTAGGTAACATGCTCTGGGTCTTACATTTTATTTCACTGGTATAACTACTAGCACAATCAACAGCACTAGTAATGACACCCTTCTGGTTGAAATTAAACAAATATTGGCGCTTAACCAAAGGTGTAACCCAATAGCGCGGAGCAAAAGTGCTACCAGCTGTTGGGTTGCAGATGAAAGGTAACACATAATACTGTGTTAAAATATCGCCAATATATACACTAAACAAAAACGTAGTAGCGGAGGGTTTATCCGCATAGTACGCATAAAAAGTACCACCATGTTGGTAAAAATGAAAATAAAATGCATCAGCATTAACATTAAGCGTGAAATTTCGCTTTAACACACAAATTGGGGGTTTTACATCCGTGTGCCAAAACCCTATAAGCTTATTACCATTAGTGTTAGGCTTACAATCAGTGTAAGGTAACAGACAAATGGTATACTGGCACACTGAGGCCATTATAACACCATTATATGGCTCTATTACAACGGTATAGGAAGTATAGCCAAACAAACTACCTATAACTATAGTAGGAAAATATGCAGTTGCACCTGATGGCGTACTTGTCTTAAGGTTCTGCACCTTCGCAAATATGCCATCATTAAACTGACTTAAATAGGGTGGTTGAAACCACGACAAGCTAACTGAGTTAGTTCCCGTAAGAGCGAGGTTTCTAAACTTAGAACCATCGACCGGGTAGTAACCAGTAAGCAATAATGTGGCATTTAAATAAACTCGATCTAACACATAATATGTCCCCAGGCCTTGTGAAACTTCAACGGTCTCAGTGCTAATGCTTGGAGCACTAACATTAGCACCGTTTGAATTCACAAGCTGGATACATCTAAAATCACCAATATACCCTAAACAAGAGGGCAAAAATAGAATAAACACGAACAGCATGTTTAGATTATGCCTCATGCAATCTAACACCGCTATCCGTCATAAAATAAAACATCAAAAACACAATAATCAACACAGCTATACCCAATAACACACCTAGCAGTATGACCGGGAGAGGGTCATAGATACAAACAGGTGCCATATAACCAATGTTAGCTGCCGTTGGACAATGACCGTACCCATAGGCTGGCCAAGAGGAACTAACATTATTATAAAGAAATGCACCCTGCTGGGCAATACAGGAAACATTATATAACAAACCAGACAATAACTGCCTGAAATGAAAATCACCATGGTGCGCATCATGTGTGCCACCACTATAATTCGCAGATGTGTTGCGAAAGAAACAATATGGCAGCTGACAGGCTGCAGCGGTCATATTGTCTGACTGGCGGATGCTACTCCACCTTGAGTCAACTACCTGCACAGGCATAAAGCGCTTTGTCTTATGGAGGCAAATAGCCTTTGAGGGTAAGCTTAACAAATATTCTAAGGACACAGCCTTATAATTACCAGGAGTCAATGCAAGATACCTGCAAGTGAGATCAAGACCCGGATCCTTAGCAGTGTTGCCAACATCCAAGGTCGAATTGAACCCATATAAGACACCAATATCCATATTATAGTAACTCTGAGAGTCAGTATAATATTTATTGGCAGCATCCGAAGAGCTGCCCTTGGAATGGCCATTAAAACCACAGAGCGGTACTATAAATTCATCACAACCTTCTAGTGTGAAATTAGCCTCACTCTCATAGTAATAATCAACATAATTAGACTCCTTCGATATGAAGGTGGGGTTATTGAGTGTTAAAGTATTGTCTTTGCAAATGGAGGCGGGCTTTGCATTACCTCCATAGGCATAAGACACATTAACAAACGATAGGCTCCTATATTGGGCCATCTTCTCATACACTCGGGCATAAAATCGAGCTTTATTGCCCATCCATCTTTTATTATCTCCATGAGCCAGGCATTTAAAGCCATGGCTGGGACTAAAATTAACTCCTTCATAAAATACAATTTGGTCTCCCTCACCCGTATAATTGTAAAAATCAGTGAAGTGAAAACTCCTAAAGAGAGAGTTACCACTCTTTGCGGAAATCTTTCCTGAATTACACAACTTTGGGTCGAGGTCAAGCCAATCTAATTTAGGATGACCGTTATTTTCTACATAGGTACAGTCAGAACGACTGTCACCAAATAGAAACCAGTCATCATTTAAATGTGAAACGATGTTAAGAGGTTCATTGAACCCAAACACCAGCTGACATCAAATCAGCAAAAGCAGTGTGCGAGGAGCCATAGCTATGCACATCCTGCCCTTTTCAACAAAATAATAAGCTTATTACACTAATAGTGTAAAAACAAATCAACACATACAACCCTTCATTCTACACACGGTACGAAAATAGATGCTATTATCGTGCACATGTCTGAAGAAGTAGGTGTTTCTTTGATAGTGGTAACTTAGCTCGGCCCACGCTTCCTCATCATCCTGCGGTAGGTCTCCTATTTCTAAATCACCACGTATTTTATCTATGCAGCAATAGCCAAATATATCACTGAATTTGGGTGTTGGAGGCTTATAACAAAGCCTCTCACCACACCAAACACTCAGTTCACTACAATAAAACCCATCTATTTTGGAAGAACCTATCTTCACGAGCTCAAGCCCAGCATCCGTTAATAGGTTGTTATGCTTGAGGTAGAAGGGTTCTTTATGATAGAATTGCATTCCTTTTGTTTCTCTTTCTTCGTCAAATTGGGCCACAGTGCAGTGCGGAATCCAGTGTCTGGATTGATCTGCCGTGCAACCCCTTCTGCGGAGAATTTCAACAATATCTTCATGCAACTCTTCAAATCCTCTAACATCAAGAACAAGGCATCTGCCAAGCATGTGAGGGTTGTCAAAGACAATATCTCCCTCATATGCCGCCAGATCATCTATTATTTCTTGTATTGCAAATTCCACCTGTTTGTATTGGTCTGCTTTAATATCAAGCAGGGTAATACTAACATGTGGTGCCTTCTGTAATTTACAGTCTAAACCCATTTCCACAAGTTGAGACTGTAGCTTTAAATACTTACCCATAAAGCCACTAAATTGGGCCAGGGGAAAGTTTATGAAATGATTAGGCTTGTCAGCAAAGGCCATTTTCACAGCCACGACAAGTATAGATTTATTTGACATTTACTAGGCTATCGCCAACAAAAACTTCTTTGCGTGTATCACGCACTAATAACTTGCCCTTCTCAATCAAGGAGAGGACTAAGTCATTTATTTGGTCTGGTTTAAGGCTAACAACAGCCGTACCAGCCGCTTTCAAAGGGAACTTACTCATGTCAAAGAGACTGTAAGCCCCTCCATTCCACATTGTACTATTTCTCCAAAACAGATAATTGGCATGCATGGTTTTACCGTCAATTTCGGTACGGGTCTTATTCAACCAATTTATGCCAATCAAAAATCCTTCACTTGAAGAGGCGTTTACGTTGGTGCAAAAGATTGTCCAGAACGCAAACTTCCCCATTAAACTATATAACTCAGCGTTCCAAGAAAACTCTGTTATTTTTATGGCAACACTGCCACCCAGAGCCAACTTGTCACGAATTAAATGACAGAGGTAAGTAAAGAATCCATCTTTACTCACGTTGTACTCCCCAATGTTCTTAGTAAGAGGGTCGTACATATCAGAAATTATCAGATCCCACTGACAATCAAAGGGTAAGGTTATACAATTTCCATAATATGAGGCGACACTGTCACTCACAAATGGATTCACATCATTATCTACAAGAATACTTCCCGCTGGTAGCCACTGCCTAAGAACTGCAGACCCAGGGGCAACACCCTTATCCGAACCGGCACCAAGGTGTAAGACACGCATATTAGCCGGAACTGCTAATGTTGTAGTGCTCAAATATTGACATAATTGAGTATACTTAGCAACATTCATCATACATCCTGTAGGTAAAGTAATCGGCTTGCCATAATTCCAGAGGTTTACTCTTTCCAGAGGCGATTCCAAATACTTATATAAGACAGGCATAACATAACCAGGTTTCCAGTCAGCAGCAGCCTGCAAACGAGGATAGAAAGTCATGACCTTCTCCTCATTGCACCACAACATAAACTGGAAATCTTTAAAATCAACATTAACATTAACAACCTTACTCACACACTTTAGATTCAGGGACTTTACAATGTCCACAAAATCATCTAACAATAAATCAATAACAGTGCACACACTCTTACTACTACCACTGTTCTCGTCAGTGATAAAGTACGAATGAATGCTAGAGTCGTATGTCACGAACTCTTGAATTACCAGATTGGATTTTTGCTGCCTACGGGCTAAGCCAATAAGCAAATGCAAACCTCCAATAATCTTCTGGTTAAAACTACCATAAACAACGTGTTCAAACGCGTAGTCCTGTAAACTATATTTTGCAATGAACACATCATCATCTAAATCCATAAAATCTTTCTCCATCTCTGATCGAGGTGTGAAAGAAGATAATAATCTGCTTTGAGTAAAGATAGTGCCACGCGCTAGAGCTTCATTACCGCTGAGATCACCCACGCGATTACCACCCGGATTACCTTGTGGGCTCCGGTAATGGCTCGGTTCAAGGCTCCCTGTACGGCTGAAGATAACATCGTCACCGTCTTTACGCACAGCAAACCAAAATTCCACATCAGAATCTCCAACTTTCTCCACAACTACGCCATTCAAATCGGCACGTTGTGGGCCTTTAATCATCGACAGACTTTTAATTTTTGTCGTGTTAATGTAGACGCCATTCCGGCACTTCTTAAAAGCTTCAAGAGCACCATTATCACGACCATCAAAAAGTACATTCAAGCTTTCAATGCACTGTAAATCTGTGTATTTGCAGACCTTATACGTCGAACTGCAAAACACACTATCCTTAGCATAATCCCAAAGGACGTGACTCCAGCACACGTCAATATTCAAATTTCTAAAGAGCTTAAGCTCGGGGTGGGGCCGAATACTGCGCTTAGCAAATAATTCGACAGCCACATTAGTGGGGAATGGCGTGTTATTTTTAAAGACCACGACATCCTCATTTTGAATCTTGGCAATGACTTTCTCACCTATAACAGCACAAGGCAGTTCACCCGCCCGGCCATCAAAGTGTCCAGCATTGACCAAATTATACACTACATTTTCTAAACTTTGGAGCCTAGTAAAAGTATTCCAAAGGTTATAAAAATCAAAAGTCTTATAGACCCAAAAAGTAAAACCCGCTGTGGTTGCCGTATTGTAAGACTCAAGGTACTCACGATACTCCTCAGCATGTTTTAAACAAACAGCGCCACCTAAATTGCATCTTGTGATGCATGTAGCGCTTCTCAATGGGACATAATCGACCTGCTTAGATTCCATGCCTTCCATATACACACAGGGCGTATCTGAATAATAAAAGAAAGGCATAGGCTTCAAATTCTCGAAGGCAGCCCGGGTAAAGGGACTGGTGTGGAATGCATGTTTGTTAACATACAAACTGCCACCATTACAGCCAGGGAGATTTAATTTGTTCAACACACGCGTGTCAAACCTACACACAACTGCATTCGCTGGATACTTATCCACATTGCAGTTCCAAAACATACACAAACCATCTAAAAATTGATCTTTATGTGCCTCGTATTTATAAACAAACTGTTTAACAGACTTAACAACAGGGGAGGCATCATAAAACTTAAAATCATATCCTTTGACACAGGCAAGACCTTTAGGGTTGCCAATGTCATAACACACATCATACCTATTGCATAGCATCGCAGCCCTAAACATTACGCGCTGCAATAACCTGCAGGAGGTATTAACACTGACCTCATTTGAAATAATGGGGTATTCTAAATTCCAATTAACAGACTTACAAAAGCAATCATGAACAGCTAGACACCGGGTCATGATAGCATCAGATGATGCAACATGAGCACCCTTATGCACGCTGCAAATAGGATCATGATTGCTAGTTAAAGATCCTGTATATCCCCACTGTTGAATGTCAACTATTAGTGGGTTGTACAGGTAATCACAGGAATAACTATGTCGCCAGCATCCATAGTATCCAGTTCTAGAATTAAAACATGTCGCACGCTTGGTGCAGACACTACACACAACTTCTCTTCCAACTTTAGCGAAATATCGCAAACATGTGAGCTCAAAGCTGGCAGCCCACGTCACAAGTACAACACTGTCTGCCAAATCCGCTAGGTGGTCTGACAACATTTGTACTATTCTAATTCGAACCACATCCCATTTCTGCCCTCTTGACATAAGTGGGATAAGGTGTTTAAATTGTTCGCCAGGAGGAGCTCGTGCGGCTGCCTTTTTAAAGACATAACCATCTCTCTCAGCAAACATTCCAGTGGCTTCGACAACAAAATCAATTCCAGTCGAAAAGCCTAATTGTAATGGGAAATTTGTCCCAATGCTATCACGTATCGCATGGGCACCTTCTGCATCGAAGCCAACCCAGGCTCTAACACGTTTGATAGCTTCATCTCTAGTTATAAACAGCTTACAATAACCATCAAGGGTCAAGTCAAGCTTGAATCCCATGAGTGATATAAGCCGCGAATAAGTGACAGCAGAATCAGCAACATTAAGGCAAACGGCTAAATCACCGCCTACCTTATATTTGTCATCAACTGCCAAAAAGGATGGTGCATGGGCTGGGTGATATCCTACATAGCTCCTGCTACAATCCTTAAACAAATTTGTAGTACACTGTAATCGTGGATTGTTAATCTTATCCAACGTCAGTGTAGTAAAATTAAGAGACTCAAATAATTGCATACTACTCATGACACAGAGAATACCCTTCTTAGCACGTGTAATAGCAACATTGAATCTATTTACATTGACAGAATGCGCTGTTTCCGCAGTCTGTGAATAAATAACAAAATCATATTCAGAACCCTGCGCTGAGTCTACTGTCTGGGTTTGTAATCCCAAGACTCTCTTAGCAACATAGTTCTGACTATTATAAGGACTAATAAATACGGCGTTACTCCAACTGGGGTTTGCCTTTAAAAACTTACTAATTAAATGTATTTGCTGCATATTAACAGCACTAGAACTCTCATGTGTAGTCTGGCCCTTATAATAAACCTTAAAGCACATGGAGCTATTATCATTTTTAGCCTTCAGCTTATTATTATAAACCAAGGCTGACACCGTATCCACAATCTCCTTAGGGCATCTATAACAGGTGCCCAAGAAAATATCTGGACCCAAACAACACATTAGCTTGGTAACGGAATTAAAATATCTAGGTTCTAGAGTTCCCTTATTCAGTAGCACACGTGGTGCAGGTAACTGCGCAGGGTCTCCAATATACACATAATGCTTAGCACTAACACGACTGTTAATAACAGACAGCTCATAGTTGGTAAGCATACTAACTTCATCAACGACAATAATGTCAGTCACCAACTCAGGTAATGCATTTATTGTAGTAAACACATACTTGCGAGTGGTGTCATTGACCTTAAATTTATCATAACAATCTACACGCACCTTTGCAGGAACAATACGCGTGCAGTCATTAATATTTAAAAATTTATGTGCCTTTTCACACAGCGCGTCAACTGCAGCATGGCTAGCAGCGGTATACACCACGCGCGCTGTACAATAATAAACAGCTAGCCCAATGGCTAGATGGGACTTACCAGTACCAGGCGGTCCCTGTACAGTACAATAGCGCTTCATTCCAATGTGCTGATAATTAGGCACATTATTCTGAAACGTCTCAGGCACACTATAAACACTAGCAAAACGAATGCTAGTATAATTCTCCTGCGGTACTAATGTAGGAGCACTTAAACTAGACACTGCGTGTGATGTTAAAATGAACACATCACCTACAGATAACTTATAAGTGGTTGTGGCGCGATAGTACACACCATTAGTCAACTCACTCTTATCAAAAACATACTCACCTAAAACTGTCTTACCATTATTAGTAAAATGGTAGCCAGTAAAAACATAATTTTTATTAAGTGGTGGTCTCACTTTACCAATTTCCCAAGATAAAATTAACTCCCGATCGCTCACGATCTCACGGATCGTTGCTGACGCATAACATTGCTTAAAGGCCTCTTCTGTGGCCTTCTGCGTTTCTGCGGCAAACAATTTAAGGCGTTCGGTGCATTCATTAGCTAGCACATAATCATCGACTTCTGTCCATTTGCAACTAGCTATTTTATTAAAATCCTCTATGTAGGGCGAACCAGTACAAGATTGTTTATATAAACCAAAAACCATACCATTCATCACCAATTTGAATGAATACTGTGGTTTATGGTCCTCACAATAATATGACATACCACCTAAATACAATTTGGTAACATCATTTACATCACATCCCGGTGAATTACACACATATGGTGACACACTCAGGACATATTTATGATCAGTGGACATAACATGATCATAGGCGCATTTGCAACACAGCAAAGGCTTGCGTATGCAACTGCCACAACGTAATGATGTTTGAGAACTACAGACAACGCAGGCACCAACGCTTTGCAGCACTGCACTTCTTAAATACATGTTCTTGTAAAAGGTCTCATCAGTAAACTTTTGACCATCACAAGTACTTAAAATAACACTGTAGCTGTCCAGGATCTGATTACCGAGATCATTGTACAGCTTCTTTATATATTCTAAATATACCCGGAACACATTTTGATACTCTGGGTTCTCATGGTATACTAAAGGATAAGCATCAATTGCAAGACTTACGAAACGCTCTATCAAGAGAACGCTATCAGTCTTTAATAAATCATCAACAAAACAGCCTGCTCCTAAGATTCTCGAAGGATCAGGGTATGGAAGGTAGACTTCATCACCATCCATCTTGACTAGCATTGTATGTTGAGAACAAAATTCATGCGGTCCCTTTTCGATGTCTGTTTCTACCCAACATTTGGCCTCAGACATAAACACATTATTTTGATAATATAATACCTGTTGAAAGGCACTTATATTAGCAATATAACCCTTGGACGCAAACTCTGAATTATAACACACAACACCATCATCACTCAAAATCATCATACTAAAATGCTTATTTAAAAACTCATAATACTCACTAACAAATGCGGGGTCAACATGGTCCGCACGATAGACATTAGAGTATAGGCGCTTTTGTAACTCGCGTATACTCAAATCTTCAATTTTGTGTCCATTGCATGCCATAAGCGAGCATACATTGGCGGAAACAGCTTGACAAATGTTAAACACAGAATTAGCAAAAGCAGTGGTTGCATCCCCACTACTAGTGCCACCTGGTTTAACATAATAACAACCACCACACATAACAATTTCACTCAAAACTTGGGCGCACTCGTTCGCAAGACGATAGAATCTATCCGTATGCGAACAGCACGAATCATGTTTACGGGCTAGCACCAAACTACTAACAATACGCAGTATGTTTGGCATAGCACGATCACATTTAGGATAGTCCCAACCCATGAGTACAGGACTATCAACATCTTTAATAAGGCGGCGTAACATATCATCCCAACCGCCATAGAACTTCGTGGTGCCTATAACTACAGGAACACCGCGAGTAGCTGCTATACTCTTTAGACACTTTTGATGAAACATTCTGCCAGTCATAGTACTGAGAATAGAGACACCAGCAACGGTGCGGGCCCTATTCTTAGCACTAATAGCATATTTAAGATTCATTTGAGTTAGGGTCGGCAGGACATTGCGTTTGGTATACGCATAAATTTCATCCTGCTCCTCAAATGATAATGCCTCATAATAGAGCCTGGCCTTTCCAAATTTATTAAATGGATAGCCAGCACTCTTATCATAATTATTAACAATGACCTGTGTTGCGGGTATACACCCACCCTCATAGATCTCAAAATACTTATTAACAACTTCTAAAACAAACAACAACTGCTTAATATCCACCATGGTGGGTAGATTATACTTGTAATAATTATAATCAGTAATAGCAGCATTACCATCCTGCGTAAAGAAGAAGTGCTTCAAATCAACGGAGCTCCCCTCTTTAAGCAGGCCTTTACTCAAAATAAACTCATAAAAATCCTGATTAAAATTTCCAGGTTTAACTGTTTGAAATTTTACGCCACTTGTAATAGCTGCAACGCTAAAACAACATGTGCGCAAATCAAGCAGTGCACTAGCAGACGCCACATGAAGGGCAGGGTCTGCAGCATACAAAAGCAAGTCCTTAAGAGACAAGCGATAACGATGTGTATCCACATCCATATTCATAACAACACCTAATTCTTTATAATGGTAACCGATCGACACAACGAAAGGAACACCATCCACAAATATCTGCCTAACAAGAGGCCCAAAACAGGTCTTAGGTAAGACCATACTAAAAAGTATATTAAAATTGGCGCAATGAATAATGCACCTGTCATCCTCGCACTCACAGGTGTTCGGGTGGTAGGTCATACTCCAATGCTTAAAATACTTAGTGAAGAGCTCTAGCTTGAAATCAGTAAAATCATACTGAACAAGGTCAAACTCCCTATAAGTACCATTAACAAACAACTCACTATCCAACGCATGACACATAGTCAGCATTGGCATCATATATGAATAATAAGAGTCTGCCACGGCAACACCACAACCAGGTACTGTCTTGACAAAATCTCCAAAGTCATACCATTGACCATATAAATCTTGATTATCAAGTGTTAAAACACCTACTAAGCCTGCCTCCACTAATGCGTCTGCAAACTTGGCAGTGTTAAGCAGGGCTCTATTAAATATAGGACCAAGCTTTTTATACACATTAATTATATCAGGATTCTCAACAAAATCATACCAGTCCTTCTTTTGGAAGTAGGACTCTTCACACTCAGCATATGTAAGGAGAATTTCCTTAAGAGTTGAACAATCATTGCGGTCAAAATGACGCAATGCATAGCAAAGATCTAACATAGTAAACTTTGAAAGATCTTTACGGACTATGTGTGGTACCCGACTTCCCTCCACATCAAATGTGAAGAACTCGTGTTCAGCCACAACACCGCATTCTTTTGTCAACTCATAGCATTCTTTCTCCTTATTATACACTTCTAAATTAGTTCTTTTAACAACAAAGAACTTATCCAACTTGTTGCCGTCCTCATCTACACGCTGGAAGCGGCAGCAATTCACTTTATAATACAAACCAATGCCAGCTCGATTAGCATTACAAATGTCAAATGCCCTTAATTGAACATCAGTGTCCAAGCCACTGGCACAGGGTACAAGACGGGCATTTACACTTGTACCCCGAACCCGTTTAAAAAGTTCGTGTCTTTTGACTGAAACTGGGAGCCTGTGCCTACACAGGAACAGCTACCATCTCGCCAAAAGCCACAAACCTGACAAACATCATGCGTCAACACATATGACACAGGATCTTTTATGCCTAAGGGCACTTGGACAAACTTGCCGCGTAATTTGCACAATCCATCAACATCTGGATGTTCAACACGCGAGCGGCAATATATACAAACGGAAGCACCACCATAAGAATCCTGATTAGTGGTTGCCTCCGGCTTAATAGTAATGGCCATACCAGTGCCAGCATGGTCACATAACATCTTAACACAATTAGTAACGGGAACTCCACCCTGTTTTATATAATCCAAGTACGTTTTCTTAGGATCTACAGAAAACGCACACAGCGACAGTATTGCAGAGTTGGAGGCATACTCAGTTGCCGTACCCGCCTGCAATCTCACTGTCGAGGATAAGGTGCCTACAACCCAGCCTCTAGCCAGTGTATTACACCCCTTCACAAAGTAAAGGTACTTAATTTTAAGGCCCTTCACATCCTGAACAGAAAACTTACAGGGAGGATCCAATTCCAAAACAACACAATTTCCATCTTCTTTTACTATCTTAGTGTACTTGAGACCATCACAGTCACTAAGTATAGCATACACAATCTTACCCGTGCCAGTAGTATTATAGTAACACTGGGTAGGAGTATTACAATTCATATCTGAGCCACTATTGACAACCTGAGTTCTCAACTTCTGAGGCATCAACTCATTGTTCTGCAAAACAACAGTAGACACTTCATTATGCCTATTTGCAGCAATGACTAGAGGCCAGGTTGAATTAACATCTATCTCATTCAATTGTTTAACAGCACCATCAGCATCTTGAATAAACTGTATATGCCATACATTCCCAGCATAGGTGACATACACATTATCCACAACCTGATCAAAAACCTGCTTATCTGGCACTATTATAGTCAGAGTGTTCGAAGTCAATGATGGTATTGCATTCAAAGGTACACAACCCTTAACTGCATTATCTAAAATAGAATTAAGAGCTTGGTTATCTAGCTTACGCACCATACTAAAGAGCATGGTTTGCAATGCAGACACTACCTTACTCTTCTTATCATTAATTCTAGCTTCTTTATACATGTTTGTAAGAGCTAAATCAGCCATACGTTCCAGCTTACGAGCAACAGCTCTGTCGCGCTCATATGCTGACTTAGCAATATTACACGCCTTCTCTAGCTGCTTAATCTGCTGTTGATTGGCAGAGCCGCTAGCCTTAGCCTCATCTAGATTCTTCTTAGCAAGTTCATACTCAACGAAGCTAGCCATATTAACAAATTCACTCTGTAAGGCTTGCAAGACAGTATTGTCGCGAACGTAATCATCGCTCACTTCTTCAATACTTGCAAGGCACTTGCTATCCACTGCTGCTGGATTAGCAAATAAAACAACTAAGAGCTGAGCCAACTTATCGAAGGCCACGCTCAAATCAGATGTAGCCAGTATTTCATTGTGCAAAGTACTACAATACTGCCACAACTTAGAATTAGATGCAATATGCAAGTGCTGGAGGCAATTAAGCAACACAACATTAGCACATTTAACATCCGTCAATCTTGATTGAATTTGAGATACTTCAATGACTGGCACACCACCAATTCCCAACAGCTTAAAATTAAGCATCAGGGCCTCAAAACTATTTCTAGGTGGGCGCAAGCCATTAGCATTCATATAACGTAACTCCTGAACGGAGATTTTATAATTGTAGACGCCCAATGGCATCCTAAAAATGCTATTAAGGAGTGACAAGATTCCCCAATAACAACAACACACATAACCAATACACAAGTAGCTCAAAAGAACTAATTTAATTTGCGGTACGTCTGTGAAGTACAAGACATTCACAGCCAACCATTTAGCAATAACCTTAGCGGTAGCCAATGACAACATAGTAGTCCATGTGTACGTGCCAAATAGGGATGTGAGGAACAATAGTACCTCTTCCTCTAAATTGGCTCCAAAATACCACATGGATACCAGGCTGACAAGTCTACCAACCAAGAACATAATAGAAAAGACGTCGTGGTTTATGCTACGCATGGTAACAAACACCATAGCTACTAGCAACACAACACCATATAAAACTTCATCCATATATGTATAATCTACAGCAGGGACAAAGTGTGAAAGCCAAGCATAAGCTAGACCTCTAAAACTCTGTTTGTACACAACCAAATAGTTGGTGTAAAACAGTGTGCATAACACAGGCATAATATACATAGTTAAATACAAATGCTTATGCTTGATCAACAACATAGCAAAGCTTACAAAACAAAGTGCACACAATGTCACTCCCAACATATGGGTAGTAACATACATAAACATAGTCCATTTTACAAATGCTGAGATAATGCTACAGAACAAAAACGTTGAAGCCAATATCCAGCAACATGTACCTTTTATAACTCTTGTGCGCTTTGACTGTAGCTTGACACCAGCTAGTTGTTGATAAACATCACTTGGTGTCAGCTCATCTTCAAGCACACAACTACCTAAAATTTGTTTGCCCTGGAATCCAGAATGCAGCCTCTTAATAGCGGCCAACACCTGTTCAACTGTAACGCCTGTCATAGAAGCAAGCGCATCCAAGACAAGATCGGCTTTGATTGAGCTAAAACCATTGGTCATAGCCCAAACATTAAACTCCTCCAGGGAACAACTATCACTTTGCACAAACCAGTTGCATCTGTTAAAAATAGCAGCATAAAGCCAAGCTACAACATTAACAGTCTGCGTATAATCCTGAACAGGCAATTGTACAACTTGCGCATCTCTATAGGGACCATAAAAGTTCCCACTAAAGTCAGTACCGGTATGACAACCAGTACTCAACTCTAGCTGATGCATATAAACAAATCGTACACTATCGCCAGTTAAAACATATCCTACAGAACCGCAGGATCCACATAGAAAGGAGCCCTTTATGGTATGGCTACTACGAAGCGTAACATGGAAGGCTCCTTGAGGTCTGCCATTGTATGCAGCCAGTACAGTAAATGTCTCACCAGGCTTAACAACACCGAAGGAATACTTAGGCGTGTTAGGATTTTGCAGTGTAACAGTCAAAACAAGTTGGCAGCCCTGCATTTGATAAGACATTACAGTAAGGCTCATACGACCAGACATAACACAAAAATCACTTGATGTCACTCTACAAAGCAAATTAGGATAATCAGGGTCTGTCATGTCAGCTGAAGAACAGATAACATGTCTTGGGCAATAAACTTTATCATCCAACCACAACCCATTAAGTGTCATGTTACCATAAGTAACACTAACAATACAAGGCTCCACTTTAGAGGTGGGCGACACCATCTTCACTATACCAGACTGTAAAAATGATGTAGTAACAGAGGCGGTTGGAGGCTGATAGAGAACATCATTACCATTATTATGGTTAAATGTTTCCATTGCCTTTGCCAGTTGTGAACAGGCAGCCTCTCTATAAGCGGCAGTATCCATTTTGCCACTAAAATAACGATACTTGTTATAAAGACTCAAGTACCTGTTAAAAGCAACATCAGAAACAGAATTTTTCAACTTACAATAAGATTCTTTAGTAATCATAAAGGTAGTAAGGGCCATTTCCTCAAATGTGCCGTCACTACGAACCTCGGTACCAATTTTGCGGCAGTAAGAGAACAACCACAATGCATGGTTTGAAACAACGACTGCCACGTAAATAATGCAAAACCACAAGGGCATAATAGCACCATACATGACAAGCCATTGCAAATGCATAACAACACTTATCTCCGAAGGGAAATAAAGCGTTGTGTAGAAATAAAAACAAGCATATAAACAAGACAATGTGGGATAAACCTGAAACACAAAAAGCATCAGAAAATTTATACACCACACAATTACATTGATAACCACAACACTAGTGTAGTCACCAAAGGCACGTTTAAGCTTTATTAAATAATAGAAAGCCAAAACGACAATAATTGCAAGGATAGCACCAGCCACTGAACTCGCCGTTAAGGCAAAGAAATCAATAGGCCGCACTAATCCTCCTAAAACTTGATGTATTAAATCAAAAGCATTCCTACCACAAAAAGTTCCAGGCATGGCCCTATAATACGGGTTGTTCAATACCCATGAACGATTAAAATTAAAGCAGATACCCTCCTCGGCCTCCTCACATAAACCAACCCTGCAGTAGGTCATAGAGCGAGTGCGCACAACACGCACAATGCCTTCACTAACCACTTCGGGAAAACGTATATAACCATTTGAACTAGCCAGGTTATAACGGACATGAGGAGCCAAAGAACTATACAGAGAGGCATTGTGCATAACACCCCCTGTATAACAATAAGGATGCGGGGTTCCATCTGCATGCGCAAGCATAGTACAGAGGGATGACAACACGCAACCACTAGCATAGAAATTATCATAGGGGATTTGCATATGTGGCGTGTAACACTGCACGCTATCAGTAGCAAATGCATGGGTTATAAAATGCAACACATGAAATCCATATCTTAAAACTGTGGTAGGAACATTAAATAAGGTATGGCCAATGTCTTGATCTATTACAGCAACCACAACAGGACAAGCCTTAGAGTTGCGGTAATAAGCAAGACCAAAAGTAGACTCATACCATTGATCAAATTGATTAAATTTGTTTGCGAAGCATGCGTCAGTAACAGACACATCCCTTAGCACACCATTATCTATAACTTTAAAACTGGCATATAAAGGCAACTGCATATCCGATTTGTGCACTGCATATGTTGGCATAAGGGCCCACAACACAATGAAACAAATCAAATTAGCAACAAACAACCATTGTAACATTCTACTAAAAACAGCGCCCCCTTTAAGAGAGAACGGTGTAGTTAAAATAGGAACATTTGCCTCCTGCTTATTATAAGTAAGCTTAATCTTCAAGCCAGTTTTTGAACATGCTTTTCGCAGCCTATGCTGTAAGTCAGCAGATAGCTGGTTAAAAGCATCCACAGACCAAATGCAAGCCACATTAGCGGCTTTAGCAACATTAGCCTGTACATGCTTAGCATTATTCTGAATAAGAACACCCAAATCGGCTGCAACGATAGTGTCACTTTTAACATAGGTAGGCACCAAGTTATTACAACTCTCATCCGTAAAATCAACGCCAGCATTTACTGCCGACATGACGGACTTGGTAATAGACTTGGTTTCAACATCAGAATCTATAGCACACTTACGTCGGGCACAGCCAATAAAGGTATCCATAACTTGTTCAAGCTGAACACCCTCCTTTAGAGAGTTGTGCGCAGCATTTACAAAACTTGTTAGACTCTTGCGATCCACGTCGAGGACGTTCAGCAATGAATCTACATAAAGGTCAAACATAGTTCGACTAACAGACAAACCAGTGTTGGCGGTAGTTATTAATTTCTTTTCCACCATCAACATAGGTCTGTAGAGCGATTGTGCATAAAACACTGCGGCGCCGAGAAAACCAGCTTTATCAGCTTCATTCTCAACAACCACAACATGCGTTTCAGGCACACCTTTAACTTTAGAATGCAGCAGACCATTCATGTCCACAAACAAACTAGCATTAACATCATCATAAACACGCTGTCCATCTCTCTCGTAGAACAAACGCATGGAACAACCAACCTGCTTAACCTCTGTGACCGAGTAATAAGCAGAATCTGTTGGATTCACAGGGCGTTTCAACTCCTTAGAGAGGTCCGCCGCTGCTTCATGAGTTATGAATGTATTGCCTGGTTTCCAGGAATTGCAATTAAGACAGTTCCACTGGTGCTTTGTACAGAAACCTGTGCCGCCGTTAGCCATTACATCGTAATAGCGTAGTGAACCACCAACAACGGTGCTACACTTAACACGGACACTACGGTTTCTCTTATAACAAAACAAGCAACCAGGCTTACTACATCCATACATAACATGTCTACAAAGACAATAGACCTTATACATAGCTGTCACCACGATGTAAAATCGCAGTAACGTAAAAGCTGGAAGCATATTGGCAACAAACACAAACAAACGAGCACTCCAATGCATAGTCTCCAGCATAAAGAATTCAGGCAACCATGTGGTCAACAACTGCATTCCAATAAGGACAAACAGTGGGTAGAAGCACACAGTATAAAGAGAGTAGCCGATTACAAGCTCAACTACTAATTTAAATAGGCTAATATAGTCAAAGGACAAACGCCTATCTACAACGTGTTGAACAACATTTATAGCATCATAGTTGTCCAGCATATCAAAACCTGAGAAGCATAGTTCACATACCATACTTCCATTACAAAACGAACTTCTATAGCCCAAATCCGTCACCTGGTAGAAATCACAGATGGTTGACACACCAAATGTAGTCTTAAACCACGCAACTATCTGTCCCACAAACGTAGGGAGAGGCCCAATATTAGGCAAATAGAAGTCACTCAAAATAACATTAGCATACAAAAAGTTAAACCATAATAAAAAGACCGTTGCAACTAGGAAAAAGCCCCTAGACACAACGCTCCAATTAAACGTCTGTAAGGCATTCTTAAAGGCCAAACAGCACAACTTGAAAGTAAGCTTTGAAGCTACTTCTGTGGTGTATATAACCTTATTATCAGTATTAAACTTTATCCAACTAAAACAATAGAGGAGAAACCACTTCACAGCACAATAGCAGGCAATAGCTTTCGCCTTGACTACTTTTGGCGCTACGAACTCTTGCTTCTCATCTCTTAACAACAACAACTTAGCGGGTGTTACAATCTTTCCCTTACCCCACTTCACATACTCCCTAACAGTCGGTGAATTTACTAGTCGAGACAACTCATTAGCAGTCCAAACCACATACTTACACCCTGTCAGGAACATATCATAGACATCAACAATAGACAAACTTTTAACAACTTTGGTTTCGCTAGTGGGATCATTAACAACCACACTACCTTCCACCTTAACAGGCTTTTTAACACCATTCAATTTAACCTCTTTGACATCAGCAGCTGAAACAGATGGCTCTTGACGAACCTCCGTAACAACCTGATCCTCCACACTAGCAGAAGCACAGGCTTTTTGCTCCTTGGCAATACCGGCACCAGCTGACGCATCAGCTCCAGGGACGCCGGTAACAAGGACTGCAGCAGGCACAGGCCCCTTGTCCGTGGGTTCACTGACATCAACGGGCAACACATTAAATTTATTTTCACAAACGACACTAGGTCTATTAAAATATGTGAGAGATTTCAGCGATGCTTCCTCATGGCCAAGCCAGACAACCGGTTTACCAAAAGTAATGCACCCGCTTGAGTACCGACTTACATACAAATCATCACTAGCCAACACCACATCTCCAGTAGCTGTTGGCCACTCTGTAATTTTATACTCCACAAAGGGAGAATTACAATCAAATCCCAGCTTAGCATTGAGTTTTTCAGCAATACTATGTCCCACCAATTTAAAGTTGGTATAGACACCATCAACCTTCTCAAATGTTCTAAATTGGGCCTTAATAATGGGTTTTGTATAATATTTACCAGACTCACAGTAATACTGCGATAAATCTGGCTTATACTCCACACACTTTACATCATCTAAATAAAAAGTCGTCAGCACAGACGAAAAAGTTTGCTTTAAATTTTTAAGGTAGAGGCAATCGGTAAAATTACCCTTAGCCTCCGAAACCTTATTAACATTACAAGCATCATAAAGCTGGTACTTGGGTTTACATTTCACATGCGTGTAATGGCCCACACTACCACCAGTAAAAATATTAGCTGCAACAACATCGTCGGGCAGTTTCCTACCCTCTGGTGTGTTGGAGCAAATTAAAAATGGTACGTTAAATTGGGTGCAATGCACAAGTTTACTACCGCACGTACATGCGATATTATAACCCCTGACAAGATCACCTTTATCCAACGTACCAAAATGCATAACAGCGTCAACACCTTTGCGCTGCTCTTGCTTCACACCACATTTACAAACAAATTCCAAATTGCACGTGGCACCACTCAAATCTGCTTCACGTAGCACCACACGCATAAAATCGATAGAATCAGAAGGTTCATTAAATTTAAAGCTGCCCTTTGCTAATACCAAGGACACAAACCTTAGTGGTTTACCAGAGCGGAACTCGTTCCAAGCCTCTTGCCATTGCCACTTAGGAAACTTTAAACTCAAGTGTTGCAGCATTAAACATGCCACATTTATATAGCAATTATTATTTGACTGCTTGAAAGCAAAATAATTGCCACAAACAACTACTGACCACTTACACATGCCAAGCATAGTGTAGTACTTCAGCAGTTGTGGTTCATCAAAACCAAAGGCATCTTTAACAGCCACAAGATCTGCCTCGGACAAATCACTGTACTGAAAGAAAACCTTACCCTTGTAAATGGCACTACACCTAACTTTGGTGACATTTATGCCATCACAAAAGACTGAACCTAATGTCTTGCCAAAAACTTCACCCTCTGCTACGCAGCAGGAGCGGAAGTTAACACCATCAACAGTACACAAGACATCAACCTTATTAGCGAGTAAAGCCCTTATTTGGCTAACACTCGCCTCCTTAAATGAACCATTCTGAACATAACCAAACTTTTTGCCCTGGCTGGATACAAAAATCCCGCCCGGGCATTCAAAATACTTAATGGTTCTAACACCATCAACACTATCAAATTTGTTAACGAGACGCCAGTCTGTGGGCAGACAGTCCATATTAGCCTGCACAAAGACACGAGCATCATCATCCAATTGTATATCATGTCGCAGCGCTTCAACTTCCTGCAACACATCATAGCTTGAGACAAAGCAAGATTCACTAAAAAGCGAACTACATGCATTCGTCACAAACTTTACATCACGGCACAAATTTTTGGCCAATTGAAGTGATAGCGCTTTGGTACCAGCAACGGAGGTCACCTGACACTTCTCTATCACATCAAAATCATCCTGGTTGTTACTGACAAGAATGACATTCTTTGTCACTACACCAAGTAAGTAAGTTAGGGAGACATCAGTAGGCACACTAAATATACCAGCCGAAATTAAAGTAGTGACAACATTGTCACACTTATTAATATGCTGATAAGCACGCTCTAAAAGTGAATAGCATTGCTTGCCATGCCCTCGCGCATCTGGCCCTACAATGTTAAGCACCTTTTTACATAACTTACCACCGGCAGATTCATAGCATTCACCAACCTGGCAAACGCCCTGAGCCTTCACCATATCGGAGGTTTCTTTAATAAAAGCACTGCCCGCCTTTTCAGCTATAGCACCTGCAACACCTGCACCATGAGCCATACGCCCATTAGCAGGGTTAACAATGACTTCAGCATTAACTAAGCGAACAACCTTTATAACATCTCCTTTAACAAAACAAACATTTGGTGTTATACATGAACCATATAACTGGGCGAGTTCAAAAGGAGACATACTAAATGTCATCCCGTAACCCACCATAAAATCAAATTTGTCACCAATAAATTTGGTAACCACTTTACCATCAATTTGCTTGCCCTCTACTACAGCCATAGAGTGACAATCATTAACATCTACCGCACAAGCAGCCCTAAAGACCTTTCTTGGCGTGTAAAAAGCGCAAAACTTATCATCTCGCACTCCAAAATGCAAAGTGTAGGGTATATCTGCAGACAACAAGGTCATGCTATTACCACACTTGCACATATGAGACACAACGTCCCCATAGAAAAACATGGCGTCCAAGCCTTGAAGCTTTAACTCCATGTCACACTCTAAACAACGCCAGTTAGCATAAGCTTTAAAGCTACACTGGCTTAGAAAGAAATAGGCAAAATCTGCCACATAACCACCTTGTGGAAGGATAATAGACTTGGGCACGCTCTTAACTAGTTTGTCCACAAAGCATTGGTCATAGCCGGCCTTGTAAGACAACCAGAGCTTTTGCATCTCCAAGTCTTTAAATTCCAAAGGTAGACTCTGCATTACTATCAAAGTAGAACGCAGCCAACAATTAGTGCGCTCTATAGCAGGCGAATAGAATCCACACACTTTAAAGTGCGTCTCATCACTCGGCACAGCATAGAATGCAGACAACGCCTCTGAGCATACGGCATCGAATGCCAAGACATCCTCATAGGTCTTGTCCGCTGGCGCATTAAGTTCAGTTTGAAGCTCATCCAAGATAGAGTCTTCAACCTTTTCAATTTCAAATGCCTCCACTTGATCGGGGCAGGCATCTACAGCATCAGCACACACAGTTGCCTTCGCCTCAGCAATCCCTTCCCTGTCGCTTGCCTCTCCGACTTCGGTTTCCTCAGCAGAGGCGATGGGAGTTTGAGATCCGACAGCATCAGGCTCAGCCAATTCTTCTTGACTACCAGTATGCGCAACGCAAATTTCCGAATCCGCCTCAACCTGCCCCTTGGCAACGCCGTCCTCTTCTTGGGTATCAGCGACAAGGACTGCTGAGTCTTCAGCATCATCATCTTGGTTTTCATCTGCATCTACAACATCCGCTGCAACGCAGTCTTCATCATCAGGAGCAGAAAAGGAACAATACATCCTCGGGGCGATCACTTCATCGCCTCCCTCATCAAAAAGATAGACATAATCTCCTGCCAACCTATCAAGTAAAGCACAAACTTTTGTGCCTATCACATCATGCTCCTTACAAGGGCTGAGCGTACTCTCAACTGCGTCAAGCACAACATCAAGCAGCTCATCCAATGTAACATCTTTATCAACTTCAAACTCTGAACACGCCTTCGAAAGAACACTATCAAAGGTCGCATCCAGTGCGAAGGTGATCTTAATCTTACGGGTGGAGGGTATCTTCCTGACTTTGGGCTTGTCGTTAAACTCGACTTTCTTGCCCGCACAGGGAAACCTCCAGCACTGATCTAACACGCCAACAGTGTCGTTATCAACAACCACAGGGTAAAATTGATCACCACACTTGGCCATATACAATTTATCCACAATACAAATCTTCTCGAAAGAAGTGGGTGGCTTACAACAGCCTTGATATGTTAATGGGGCTTTAACCACATCAACAACATCATCTTCAAAAACTGCAGGTTCAATCTCACCCACCAAACAAGTGGCTTCACTGCAACCCACAGGCATAACATATGCAGACAAAGATTTCTGCACAACTTCATAAACCTTACTGCCAGCAAGACACACCCTATTTGAGGCAGTCTTGACAACAGTAAGTCCAGACAAGATAGAAACCGACATAGAGTCGATCAAAACCTTGAAAAATGCCTTGAACTTGTCAACAAAATTCTTGACAAGCTCAGGCACCTCCTGTACAAAGGTTATAACACCATTGGCCACTGCAAATAAGCCATTTACCAGCTGGTAGCAAAGCCATCCAGCGGCACTAGCAGCAATGTCCACGGCTAAATCAAACCATTCAGTAATTTTTCTGACAACGGCTACACCCAACGCTTTAAAGCGCACGGCCAGTTTGCCAGTAACCTTCTTAACATACTTAGTGGCCACTTTAACATCATGCATGAACAATAAAGCCATGTCCATACACATGTCAGTCACCTCATGGCTAAAATTAACCATCATAGAGGTGAAAGCTTGACCACTCTTAATCAAATAATAACTGCGGGGCACTAAACCATCTAGTAGGAGGGGTACAAGACCATCTCCACAGGTGGCGAATTTGCAAGCAAATTCAGCGCGCCGCTTAACAAACAAATCCACATTCTCAAGGAGGAGACTATAGTCACCCCTATTCACAAGCAACTGTCTATGATAGACATCGTCCAATCCAAGGATAGCTCTCTGCTCGAGATTGCCACACTTGTGCTGGACATAATCCATATACAGAGAACGACATATAGCGTCTGTCTCTTGAACAATTGCCTTACAACCAACTACTCCTGTATAAGTCAAACCAGAGTATGACTTAACAGAAGACCAAATTACTGGAAGCCACATACCTGGGCAAGGGCTCCAATACACAGCAGAACCAAAAGGCACAACAGCATGACCGTAGAGCTTAAAGGACTCACGATTCACTGTATCAGTGCTCTGAGTGAATAGAACACCTCCTTCTGGTATAACACCTGATGACTGGGCCTCCAATTCCCAGGGCATATAATTTTTGGTACACCCTGGACATGGAAAGCCATCCATCATATTGCCGGCAACCCACCCACGAAAATCGCAGGTGTCACCACAACAATCCACATAGCCAAACTGCGTGATAAAACCGCATTCACACAGCTTGGTTTTATAACAGAATTCTGTAACGGACGAATCCGTATACAGCATAGTCTCCACCAAACGGGGGAGTCTTTTAACAATGGCATTGGCTGCGAGAAGATGAGCAGGCTCACGCACTACCACATCTCCATCCACCACATCCTCGGTCGGTTGGCCCACATAATCAATGCAACGTACAGTAGCAAGAGTCTGCAGACGCATAGCAGCCCGAGGATCTCGATCAACGTGCCAAGCCACAAGGACTTCACTATCCAAGGAGTCACGCCACACAGGGAACAACTCCTTCATCTCACTCAAGGTGAGATCGCCATAGTCCTCAAGACCCTTGGCGAGACATCCAGTATAGTCGCAACCATACTGGTCCACAAACAGGATGGGCTTAACACCGCGATAGCCCTTAAGAAGAGCATACGCCTTGCAGGAGTACTTACCCTTCGGGTTAAGATGAACCTCCTCACAAGCATCCTCTACATTAAAGTCATACACAGGCATGGTAACAGCGCGGCGGAAGTGGCCGGATGTCACAGACCCTTTGTTACCACCCTTACGAAGAAGGATGGACCAGGGTTGCAACCACTGCTTCGCATACTCCGGTATGGCTGTGACTGGAACGAACCAGCCTATAAAACGGCCATTACCCAGGCATACACCATCGGGTTGGACCGTAAAAAGGTGAAAGGCCACGTGGGCGTCACAAGAGCACTCCCTGGTGTTACACAGGCAGACGCGCTTGAACAACCCCATGGCAGCTGTTTTGGGAAGCACACCCAAATTAGTCCATGCCTGAATAGACAAGCGCTTGGATGGCTTAACCAAGACGGCACTACCGAACTGCAATGCCATCATAGTTGAGGCCTCCACCTTCTGGGGATCCTCATCTACAAAAATATCACGGATTATGGCAGACTGAACACAGCATTCCAAAGCTGGAAGCCGGCTACAATTCACCCTCACGTGATTAACCAAAGTTTTTCCTTTAACTTTCGGTTCTTGCGCAGCAGAGGGGCAAAACCCATCCTCCTCTGACCTCTCAGGGTTACCCAACTTCTCCGATGCGTTCGGAAGCATCCATGGAAATTCTGGGGCCCATTTGAAGCCGAGACCGTATTTGCCCATCTTTGCCATTATGCAACCTATGGGTGGGCTGCTGGCGCCGAATGGACACGTCACTGGCAGAGAACGAAAGTCAAGGAACTACAAATGTCAGCACTATGACAAGACCAGGCCCGCGGGCATGGACACGCAGGAAGTGCCGTTTATAAAGTTTAGATTAGATTTAAACTACAAGAGTTTTAGAGTTGAGAGGGTACGTACGGACGCCAATCACTCTTATA